GCAGACGATCCTGGAGTTTCATATCGGGGGATTCTTCCCCCGAAACAGGATAGGCTGCTTGCGTTGTGCTTGCGTGTACGCTTGCGCTTAGAGGCGAATGCGTGCTATCGTTATGCATGGCTTACGAAAGTTCACTATCCGATGATGCCGAGTTGATTGAGCGCTTGGGTGGCCCGAAAGAGCTCGCCGAGAAGTGCTCACGACTGCAACACATCACTCCGCAGGGCGTTTCGTACTGGAAACGAGTGGGGATCCCGCCTCTGTGGCGGTTCTTCCTGCAGAAAACGTATCCACGAGCCTTCCGGATTGTCTCACCGAACGCAAGTGTTATGAAAAGCGACTTGCGGCCGGTGCTTGCGGAACTGCCGCGCTCTTCAACGGGCGGCTCGCCATGAACAAGTTTCGCCCCCACGCCGACAAAGGCGCAACGCCCATTCCGCCCATGAGGCGGGCCGCTTTCTCCTCCCTGAGCGGCAAACCGAGCGTGATGACAGCGTTTCGACGGTGGCCGCGCGCTGGCGTGGGGGCTTCTTTCTTCCATCTCACCCTCCGATCTGCCTGCGCAAGTCCCCTGCGTGGGCCTGCAGTTCAGCTGAGCGGTGCTCCATCTCGGAAGCCGCCCACAACTTGCACCGCCTGATCGTCTCCGAAACTTTCCCCGCAACCTCAAGGAGCGAGAAACCATGTCCGTTGACATCGACCAACAAGGCTTCAGCCGGAGTGGGACCACCCACCCCCTGGGGCCCTTTGATGCGCAGTTGGAGCGCATCAACATGCACGCGCAAACCATCGACATTCTGCGGGGCTTGGCTGCCCGCAAGGGGTTGAACCTGTCGGAGTTTCTTCGGCTTCATCTCGAGTCCGTTGCATACGGTGTTGACGGTATGCAAAGGATGCAGGCAGACCACCTGCGCCGCATCTTGGCAATTGAGGGCTCCTAAGCCCCCATACAGGCCAACGGTATGACCGCCCGCCACCAACGCGCCACGTCGGACCTGTTCGCGCTTTTGCGCGAGAAGGCCCCGCCTAAGCCGGCGTGCTTCCGCGATCAGGCTGACTGGATCAGCTGGCTCCATGCTTCGGAGTCGGCTGTGCAGTTCTCGGTCATCAAGATCGTGGGGCGCACCGGCAAAGGCGAAGCCAACCGAGGTCGAAAGAAGACGGACGAGATTCGTCAGGACGTCGACTACTGCGCCGAGTGCCAGTGGGAGCACGCCGAGCTCATGCGCGCAGTCGGGAAATGCCAGCCACCAGCCTGGGGCACAAAGCCCAAGCCGCCATCCGGCCCGACCAAGAAGCCAAAAGGCCCAAAGCGGCCAAAGTTGCCGGCCGTGGCCGTTGTGGCGCTCAACGTCGAGACATGGCAGCCCAAGGTCTACGCCGACATCGGTGACGTGCGCCGAACCGGGTTTGACCTCGAGGCGGTGCTTCTGGCCATCCGCACCGGGCAAGCACACAAGGGGCACTACTGGAAGTTGGCAGAGGCGTTCCGCAGCGCCCCGCCAGCGCTGCCAAAGGTCGCCGCCTCGCTGGATGTCCTGGCCTCGTTCGTCACCGAAACACAGATGGCCCTTCCCCTGGAGGGCCAGCCGTGACCACCAGAACGCCAGACAAGTCGGTTTCCTGTGACGGCAAGGTGCCGTTCGACACCTTCACCCAGGCAAACCAAGTCTGCAAACGCAAAAGCAAGGGCAAGCGCGATCTCTGCCGCATGCCCTACAGATGTGCCCACTGCCATCAATGGCATGTCGGCACAAGGAGCAGAAAGATGACACAAGCCGACCTTTTGCCAGTCGACGCCAAGCAGCGCGCGGCATCGGTGCTGGTTTCAGGCGAGCAACGAAAAGCAGCCGGCCAGGCCTTGGTGCTGGAGAACGAATCGAAGGAGTGGGTGGATCGCTTCACCTTCCTGGCCAAGTGCTACCTCGCAAGCCTGCCGGAAGGGGCGCTGTTCGCGATCGAGGACTTGCGCAGCTACTGCGACACCTGCGGGCTTCCTGAGCCTCACTCCCACAAGGTGTGGGGCTCGCTGCCTCGCGTGCTCATGAAGGCCGGGCTGCCCATGGTCATGACCGACCAGAACCGCAAGGCGCACAGCCCGCGAACGCACGCCCACCGCGTGTCTTTGTACCGGAAGACGGGGGCGTGAATGTGGCTCTTCATTCCATTGAGCTCTGCGCGGGCGTTGGCATGCTCGGAGAAGGAGCGCGAGCCGGATTCGAGTTACTCGGCATCCAACATCGAACCGTTTGCTACGTGGAGCGGGAAGCCCCTGCTGCCGCACAACTTGCCCGCCTTATGGAAGCGGGAGCCCTTGATTCGGCGCCTATCTGGTCTGACCTGCTCACCTTTGACGGCGCAGCGTGGCGTGGATGCGTGGATCTGCTCATTGCGGGATTCCCGTGCCAGGACATCAGCATCGCCGGCAAAAGGGCTGGTCTTGATGGAAAGCGCTCCGGGCTCTTCTTTGAAATCCTTGACCTCGCTGACGATTGCGACGCGCAGGGACTCTTTCTGGAGAACGTCAGCGCCATCGCTACTGCCACCGCCTCCGCTGTGGACGAAACCGAAGGCGAGCTCTTCGAGCGCGCGGCCTCCCGAGTCGTGGGAGAACTGGCCGATCGCGGGTGGGACGCGGAATGGATCACTCTTGCCGCGTCCGACGTGGGTGCCGCGCACGGGCGTTCACGATGGTTCTGCTTTGCGTGGCGTCAACTCTTGGATGACCCCAAGCGTGTCGAACAGCCAAGGCAACGAGTACACCCGCGACGGGGGCAAGCCTGGGCAGGAGCGGTTGACGCTGTCTGGACAAGCCCAGCAGTGGCCGACGCCAAGGGCGACGGACGGCACGAAGGGTGGCCCCAACCAAGCGGGGAGCAAGGGCGATCTGATGCTGCCATCAGCAGCGGCGCAATGGCCTACACCAGCCAGCCGGGACTACCGGACGCCGAACAGCCAGGAGAGCCAGCAGAGCCGAAACCACAAGGGAGGCGAGCAGCTTCCCAACTTCGTGGAACACCACTTTTCGCACCCGGTCCACTCGACCCTCGATGGGCGGGAATTGTCGCCAACCGGCCGGACCTTGCGCCGGCGGTTGAACCCGGCGTTCGGATGCTGGCTGATGGGATGGCCTATCTGGTGGACGAGTCCCGCGCTCATCAACTGCGTCAGGTCGGAAATGGAGTCGTACCGCTTCAGGCTGCAGTCGCACTTGTTGAGCTTGTGCGTAGAGCCAGGGCCTGAACCGATGTGCTTTGCAACCGATTATGAATCTGTGGAGGTGGCCGCATGACCTCCCCATTCGACCCCAACTACAAGCCCCAGGATGTCAGCGACATCAAGAAGGCTTCCAGGATCAGCGCTTCAAGCTCGAAGCGCAGGGCGCGCGATCTCGAGTCTGATGACCCTGAAGTCGTTCGTCGCGCAACAGGTTGCCTGGGCGATCTGTCCAACCGAGGCCTGAGCCCTGAGTTCATCAAGGGCCGTCAGAAGGGGGGGCGCTGATGGCCGGCGACTGGATCAAGATGGGCAAAGACCTGCTGACACATCCGAAAGTTGTCCGCATGTCGTCCGCATTGCGTGCGGACAGACTTCGGACGGTTGGCGGACTGTTTGCGGTCTGGTGTCTGTTTGACACGCACTCGGCAGACGGACAGTTGTCCGGATACACGCCCGACGCGCTTGATGAGCTTGTCGGATTTCCAGGCATCTCGTCAGCAATGGAGTCTGTCGGCTGGCTGTCTCACGACGAAGAAGGCGTGTTTCTGCCTCGCTTTGAAGAGCACAACGGTCAGTCTGCCAAGAGACGCGCCCAGGAAACCGAGCGCAAGCGCAATGACCGCAAAGCGTCCGCATCAGATGCGGACAAAAAGCGGACCAGAGAAGAGAAGAGAAGAGAAGAAGTAATACCAGCAACAACAGCGCGCGCGCCAGTTGCCGACAACGAGGTCTTCCCGATCGAAGCCGACTGGGCGCCAAGCCCTGGCTTCACAGCCCAGGCCAAACTGGCCGGCCTGCCGGTGCTCAACGACGTCGAGATGACCGAGGGGCTGAACGAGTTCCGGGGCTACTGGATGGCCAGGCCGCACGAGATTCGCACCCAGGCTGAGTGGGACAACGCCCTCGCCAAGAGCCTGAAGACGCGCCAAGTCCGCGGCGCCAGCCGACCGGCGTTCCAGCCATCGCGGCCGGCCGCCACACGCACCCCCAACCACGGAGGCCACGATGTCGTTGAGCCCGCTTGACGTTTCTGGCGTCCAGACCAAGCCCGGCAGCGGCCGGACGCTGGCCGACCTGCGCGACATGGAGGTCTGTGACGTTCACGGGCCCTATGTGGTGCGCCAGACCATCGACGGCACGGTGTACGCCGCGAACCCGGGCGGGTGTCCGCACTGCCTGAGCACCAAGCGCGCAGCCGGGCTCCTTAGCGCCAGCAACATCCCGGCCCGGTTCGCGCATTGCGACTTCGACAACTACCTGACCGAGTCGGACAAGCAGCGTCTGGTACTGGATGCCTGCCGTACCTACGCCGCCGACTTCGAGTCGAACCTGGCCGCAGGCCGCGGGCTGATCCTGCTGGGCAATCCCGGCACTGGCAAGAACCACCTCGCCACGGCCATCTGCAAGGCTGTCAGGGCGTCCAAGCGCACGGTCTTGAGGGTCAAGGCCTCGGAGTTCCTGGACGCCTACTGGGGGAAGGACTTCAAGGAGCGCGAAGC